AAAAGGTAGGGCTAAATTAAGTAGTGTGTGTGTTGCATAGGCGGTGGGTGGGGTGGATGGTATAGGTAGTGAAGTCATCTTCAAATTTAGATTAGAAGATAAACTGCAACTAGTAGGTCGGGCCAAGATTTATTACCGAGTTTACTTTCCACACCGATATGGCAATCAAAGGTTTGACCCAGACTTCCTCTCTAATTACGATTGGATTTAGCAATACAGAAAGTGCAGCGAACACTTTTACCCAAGCAAGGGTCGATCTCCAGCTCAACCCATTAGACAATGAAGTATTCGTTTGCCAGGCAATAAATTTGGACCCGATCGCACCCGATGTCGTCCCTGGTGTTAACACACAAACCAATTGCAGTTTGACCAGTACATCGGTCTCTTCAGTTCAATCCCTGGCAGAGAGTTCTTGCATGGCAACCGCAACAATGGACATTCGTACTAATGTAGCTCTAGCAGCTGCATCTGCTGGCGTTCCATTTACTCGAACAAGCATGGAGACTCCACCAGCCGCGCTCGAATACATAGCAATAATTGCAACAAATGATTTTTTCACCCAAATTCAGGGTACTGCGAACGCTAACGCCAAAGGTGTTACCGGCAAACTATACGGTTTTCGCGCCAAAGCATCGGCCAGCATCTACAGCGCTTTAGTACAATCTGAGTTGCTATCTGCTTGAATGGGGTGAATACCCTGGTCAGAATACATGGTAACTATTGCGGTCCTAATTGGACGGGTGGTAAACCGTATGCTGCAAACGATTCGAGAGTTGATTGGTCGGTAAAACCAGTAGACTCCCTGGATCGTGCTTGTATGAATCACGATATTTCGTGCTCCCAGGGAGGATGCACAGCCGCCGACGATCGGAGATTAGCCAGGAGAGCAACTATGATTGGAATATTTAATCCACGCCTGGCACCAATAGCCAGGGCGATATCGCTTGGAATGTGGACGGCATCATTAACCAGGAGTAATTAATATGGCAACTGTAACACTAACCCTTGAAGAATACGAAGCACTTCGCTCATTGATCAGTTCAGAACGAGAGAGCGAAGGTGCGACTCTCGCTGCAGCTCCAGCAAAGAAGAAACGAAAGAAGGTTTCAAAGTACTCCAGGGAATTCGGAATTCAATTAAAGAAGCTAATCAAGAAACACCCTCGATCTAAAGTCACTCAATTGATGTCCAAGGCGCACCGTGCGACAAAGAAATCATTGAAGTGATCGATTAATCCTCATCGAAAACAATTGGCAAGCTTGTCTGAGCCACAGACTCTCCGTTCTGCCATCGAACATGAAACTCGATTTGGTCTCGAAGATAACTTAGCATCGAAACAATATCATTTCTATTGAGAATCTCTGAGAGAACATCTCGATATGCTTCTAACATTACTTCGCAATACTCTTCATCTCTCATTCGTCATCACCTATTGTCAATCGAATCAGACTTCTCCTTAAACAGAAAGGACATTTCCAAGCATAGCACCTGGCTTCATCGAGATCGGAGTCGAATATTCCCTCCGGGTCCATTGGATGAATATCAGGATGGGCACAATCACACATGACCGACATTGTGAACATCATTCTTTCAACTCCCAAATGACTTTGTTCATCAATCCACTAGCCCCGAGTGTGTACACTTTTACCAGGGAATCATCAAAAACTACTCCTTCAATATCAGGAATAGCGCGCATTATCTTCTTCTGATCCCTGAAATAGAGCTTGACGAATCTTGTTCTTCTTTTGTAGTTGCTCATTCTGACTCCTCCTTTGCCTTTTGCTCCATATATTCCTTGTAGAAGCTATAACGGGGCTCCTTGGAGGTCTTATCGGCTTCTTCTGCTAGTTTCTGGCGTACCCATGCGCTGAAATTCGGCTTCTTCATGGCCTGTTCCCACGATGTAGGGTCTAGAGTGATCAGTTTTTGTCTCATCATGCCTAGCGATGAAGCCCTATCATATATGTATATCGGATGAAAAAGGTAGGGCTAAATTAAGTAGTGTGTGTGTTGCATAGGCGGTGGGTGGGGTGGATGGTATAGGTAGTGAAGTCATCTTCAAATTTAGATTAGAAGATAAACTGCAACTAGTAGGTCGGGCCAAGATTTATTACCGAGTTTA